CTGCATCTTTCATAAGTCCGCTTTCTAATGTTGTTCCTGTATCCATTTGAGGAACTACGAGTAAATTATGGGGTCTAACAAACCTCGTATCATTTGTTAGACTATCAACTTGCATAGTGTATTGAGCGCAACCACCTACAAGTAAAGGGGTTGGAGGCTTATCTTCATTTTTAATTGGTGTCATTTTCATTTGCATATTTGAAATTGTTGGATGTACTGTCGTGCTACACACTTCACAAAGAAGCTGTAGCCAGGAAGTTTTAGGCAATCCCTCGCCAAAAGCCTTCCTATAACCTTCGTCTAATTGCCATATGAGAGATTCAAACACCTCTCGTCCATGTAACGCAAACTCTCTAGCAATCAAAACACACTTATCTTTAAGTATGATATCTCCGTCTATTTTCCTAGTCCAGTTAACCATTTCTTTCAATCTGGTTAAGTCCATAGGCGCTACATATCCTCCTAACACACTCTCATATCTGAATTTCCTCTTAAGAAAAGAGACTTCAGATATATTCCTAAGTTTTCCATTTTGAACTTCTTTAGTTTCTGGAGTATAGACTAATCCATATTTAGACATTAAACGCTGGAGAGTAACTTCATTGTATATATGTCTATATTTTTTCCTCACTGTAAAAAGAGAGTCATCTCCATAAACTACAAGTCTAACATTATCATTAAACTCCCAAAAATAATCATATGTAAAACCGAACTCACTACACAGTGCGTCAAAATAACACAACTTGTGTACAATTCTATTATACATACAATTTCCATGGGGAGTCAACCCATGGCCGCTACTCAAGCTAGAATCCCATGAGTAAACTTTATCTCCAACTATATGATACGTCCTATATAAGGTCGTCCATAAACATCTCCTAACATTGCGATCTTCCGCGGATTGATCCTTGTAAAACCAGTCTATAATTTCAAACTCCGCCTCAACTATTTGAGGAACATGAGACTTGTCGAACTCCTTAAAATCGCCTGCATTAACCACGTCGTCAACAAACAGTAGAAATCTAGCCAAAGAATTCCATTCACTGCTGTAAGGATTAATACCAATAGCTGCACTAACGTGTATTCGGTTTTTTATGCAAAATAAAATGAAAGCACCCAGATATTCTTTTAACAAAATAACTAAATCCATTCCGGAAGCACTGAAATTTCTTGTTGAAACAGTTTCAATTTTAGATATTTTTCTCAATTCATCTTTCAAGTTATCGATGAACACGAAGCATGGTATTATTCCTTGTTCCATTTTCTTTATTTTACACTCTAAATCACTCTTAAGATTCTTAACAATGTCTGCATTAAAATCTATATCTCCTTCTTTTCCAAACCATAAATGTTTGCCTTTTGTACCATTCCTGAAGTACACATAAGGTGCACCAGGACTGGAAGATCTATTTAAAGCGGACGATTCACTATCGTCTTTGATTCCTTCGACAGCTTCCTCAAAGGTCCATTTACGCCTTTCAACGTGCTGAACTCCATTACGATTATAAAAATCAATCTCAGATTTAATACACACTCTCAAGACATCTTCATTAACGTGTATTTCACTCATTCTACTGTAGTTTTCTAGAGCCTTTTCTTTTGGATCTACAAGAATTCCTTCTCTAAGGACCGGATGCAACACTGCAGGATACATAGTAGGTTCTTGGAATGTTTTAAACATTCTTGATTTTACCCATGTCGTCTGAGTAAACGATGGAACAACCTTGGCATCACATATTTTAACAAAATTCATTTGTGGCATATTTGGAAAAACCACACCCTCATCAATCGTAGAAAATTCATCTATTAACATAGGGTTGGAACCTGATCTTGATTTTTCAAATGCAGCATCTAACCACTCTTTAGGAATAGGAGACGTGACTGCATGTTGAAGCTTCTCATCTCCTGCAATGTGCATGCCTATCATTTTTTTCAAGGGTACTGATGCATTAATTTCAGACACTATTGCTCCACAATCACCGACGGTCGTATTCATATTCATAGAATATGCGTTGCGTATTTCCCTATTTTCGCCAAATATGGACATTATTTCATAAGATCTCCCGGCCATTGCTATTTGTTGAACAAAACACTTTCCAGAACCACCGTCTTTAACTATTTTTAGAACCACCTTATTATAAATATCTTTAAAATCCTTTTTATCTTTAAAGAACCGTCTAATGTCTTTCTTGCACCCAAATCTTTGGGGGAACCTGACTACAATCAACTCAGAACCCTCCATTTCATCCATGTACATAACTCCCGAGAATAATTCTCGTATACTACACGAATATGAATCTCTTTTGCCGCTATCCAAACCTAAATTAGATATGGTTATAATAGAATCAAGAGTTTCTTCAAACTCTTTGTCCTTAACCATACTACTCAACAGCTCTATGAAATG